CTTCTGATCTACGATAGTCAACAGGTACATCATAGAAAACATCATTATCCTTGTAAGAGATGATGCGATTATTCATTGTTAAACTCACGTAGACCTTTGGAAACTCCAGTCTAAGAATAGACTGCACAGCTTTTTTTACAGTTGTATGAGAACTTCTGGAGAACATATCAGCTAATAGGTTACTGTAGTCAATTATCTTGATGTCTCCGTTTCTCATCACCCGCATATTCTCTTCATGAAAGTCTGCACCCCAAACATACTTGTTGTATTTTTTTATGAAAGAGAAATGACTTTCTAGTTTGTCTCTTACCTTTACAAAGTCTGGGTTGAACCAGTAATATTCTCCTTTGGCTTGAGGTAGGGAGCGAGGAATAAACTGCATTTCAAGCGCGTAACCATGTTTGCTAACTCCGAGACACGGAGCTAAGAGATCGCCCAGCACAGAGCATTCTAGAGCCTTGTAAGCGGCATATTCTGCAAGGTTGTGACTAGGGTATCCAATCTTGATTACCGTCCTAGATCCCTTTTTCTTAAGAACTATTCTTGTGGTTCCAGAGATGTCAACAATTTCTAATTTAAACTTACGAGCTATCTGTTTGGCAGAATTCCAAAGCCTCTCTTTGCTATCAGAAAAGAGATCTTGAACGTAGGAATCAATTCTGTTCAGGAGGGCTATCGAAACCATGCTGCTTCCTCATATTTAAAGCCATGAGTTCGTATTGAAGCATTTCAAAAGGATCCCAAGAGGGGTCCATCATGGTTCCAGGGACATATTCAGCCAGGAATTCATACTTGGGCTTCCAGTCTTTCCAGACAACTTTATAAGCAACGTCGTCTAAAAGTTTTTCTATATCAGGCCTCATAGTTCCTCTTCATGGAT